GTAGTAGCATTACCAGAGCCTACCGCTAATGAAGCAAGTTCTGCTAAAGGTAATATTCTAGTCATTGGTTTCTTCTTCAGGTTGAGTTTCCACTTCAGTTTCCACTTCAGCTTCTGCTTCCGCACCAAAAAGATTTCCTGATGCAACAGGTCTTAGTTCATCAATCTTCTTTGCTGATTTAGCATAGAGCATATCTTTAATTTGATCACTAACATCCGCAGCAGACGCATCTGTCGCAATCATATTGACGAGTTCTTCCATCATGATTTAATATACTGATAAAGTTATTTATATCTCTCCTTCGTTGTCCTTAGGCATTTTCTGTGGTTGAGGTTCTGCTGGTAGTCCTTCTTGTGCCATTGGGTCTGCCATAGGATCACCAAAAGCACCCTGCTCCATCTCTAACATTTGTTGGTTGGGATCAGGTAAAACACCACTAGCAATTTCTTTCTCAATTTGTTCATCGATCTCTACAATCTCTGCATCCTTTTGCCTTAGTACATTTCTTCTAATATATTCTGTAGAATAATATCTACCAGCATAAGGTTCTACCATACCAAGAAGACCTAAACGACCTTCCATTAGTTCCTTATCTTTTAGTTCTGCAAAGTGATTATCGTAGATAAAATCAAACTGTATATGCTCTGACATTATCTCCCAATCTTCTGGAGTGATAATGTTCTTAAGTATTAGCTGAGTTCTTAGCATGTCCAAGAAGATCTTACTAAAACGCTTACGCAATCTTCCTACCCATTTGCTGAACTTCAGTTCATCTCTTAGAATCTCTGAGCTACGACCAAGATTAAATCCATCCCCAGATCCAGCGATTCTAGATTCAGGTACTCCCAAAGATCTGTACAACTTAGATTGGAAATACTCAATGTCAGCCAACTCCCCAAGGTTCTGTCCACCTGGGAGTGTTGTGATTTCTGTTCCTCTTCCACCTTCTCTTCTGGGTAACCAGAAGTCTTCAAGCATGGACATGTATTTTTTGTCATCTCTAACTTCTCCTGTTCCTGAATCATATACTAGTTTATTTCTGTAACGAGACATTACATCTCTTAGGTATTGCTCCGCTTTAATCTTTGGAAGATTACCCACATCAATGTAGAATATTCTTCTTTCTGGAGCACGAGATAGTCTGTATATAACAAGACTATCCTCAATCATTCTAAGTTGATTGAGCGACTTAATTGCTTTTTGGAGATACGATAGGCATGTACCTTTATTCCTATCGACAAGACCAGAAGTGCAATATGTAATCGTATCTTTTGCAAGTTTAACCCCCGACATTGCTGTACCTGCACCACCCATTGCCATATTGGTAGGATATCTTGGTTCAGGAGTATACATGAAATACTCTTCTATCTTAGGGAAGTATACCTTTTCAGATTCATGTACATTTGATGTATTAAATACCCCACCAGCAGCAGAGTCTTTTTTCTTTTGTTCTTTGCGAATATAACGCATTTTCATTGCGTCAATATACCTCAGTTCTTGTATACCATCCTGAGGCTTCTTCATATCAATTACTTTATTATAATATATCCTTCCATCAACATACCAATTCCTAAAGATCTCATGAGCTTTAGAATCAAAATCTAATAAGTCTTTAATATGCTTAAATTCAAATCTTATCTTATCTTTAATACCATCAGAAGCATTAAGATTATCTAGATCTATTTCTATCGGAGAATCATTTGTATCAGATACAATTGCTTCATTAACAATATCTTCTATCGCATTATCCACCTCAGGGTGGAGTGCCATCTCTCTATATTTTCTTATCGCCTGATGCTCATTCTTATAGATCCCTTCAAGATCTATGACTTGACTTGAGAAACCTGACTGTATATAATAATCAACCCCATCCTCGCCAGTTTGCGGAATGGGGGATACTACTCCCTTAGGGAGATCATCTTTGTCCTCAATTTTAAAACCAAACAACCGAGCCATTTTATAGAAAGATACCTTGATACCTTTCTATTTAGTATGGCAAAAAAGGTTAGCCTACTGCTCCACCTTGTCCATCTGCTTCCCACCACTGAACCTGTAGGGTTACAGTGAACTCTTCAACTGCGTCAGAAGAATCATATGAAAGATCAATCTGAGAAACATTTGTTGGGAATACACTATAGAACTTATAAGTTCTAAGTATAGGCATATTAGCTTGTGAAGATTGAGAACCTGCATCAACACCTGCTCTTCCAAGCTGGTATACATATGCATCTTTGGTATAATCTTCAGGGTTGATATTACCTGCGTTATCAGATACCTTAGACATGGAGTTCATCCATCTCTCAAAGGAACCTCTGATAGCAAAATCTGTGTCGTTAATTACAGTGATTGTCCATTCATCGAATGTCCTGTCTCCTGCAATTTTAAGTTGCCTTCCTCTAAATGGAACGCTAATCGGAGCGATGTTAGATGCAGGAAGTGCAGCAGCCTTGACAAGGAATCTTGTCTTAGGATCTATGTCACTTACTGATTCATCTACAGTACCATCGGGGAATGCAAGAACCACCTCAAACAGATTAGGTCTTGCAATTCCACCCGTCAACCTCGACTTAAATTTGTCGATGGTGCGTTCCGAAGTCTTTGGTGGGTTTGCGGAATTGATTGCCATTGGTCTTGTTACCTATGTTGAGTTAATAATTAGACTTTTCCAATAACCTCGTCGAAGGAAACACCTGTGCGTGTAGCAACAAATGTTAGACCGATGAAGTTAATAGACCTTGCTGGTTTGATGTAGACATCAGCAACAAACTCGTTACTGTCAATGATAGCAGGGGTATTGTTGGTTTCATCGCAAATAACGATGAAGTCTTGAATACCACGCTTAGACTGTACATCACGAAGGAATGGTTCAACAATGTTAATAAAGTTGATCCTTGTGATCTCGTCGTTGAATTCAAAGAGGATGTCTTTAGCAGCAGCAGCGATTGCTTTCTCAAGGAAGATAAACAATCTGCGAACATTAATACGATCAAAGGCAGAAGACCTACCCAATCCAGTCTTATCACCGAAGAGGATAATACCAGCTCCAGGTGAAGTAATGATTGGATTAATTCTGTTAGAGTACAGTTTGTCTCTATGTATTTTATTAGGTGTGTATGCTAGTTTAACAGCATTTAGAATCGCACCTCTTGCAGTTCCGCCTGGTGAGAACCAAGGGAAGTTATTAATATCGTTTCTAGCACATGTACCAGCGATATCTCCGTTCATTGGAACATAACGGAATTGCTGATTGAATCTATCATACATGTACTTGTAACCACTATCAAGAACAGCATATGAACTTGATGTGATTGGTGAGAAGTAATTAACTAGATTGTCAGTTACAGTGTCTGTCTTCAATTGAAGTGACTCACCGTCTCCAGAGGCACTTAGGAAGCATCCTCTCCAAGGTGATAGGAATGCAATAGCATCCTTTCTAAACTCTGCAATCTCAATTAGTTTATTACCCAATGCTTGTGTTTCATTCTTTCCGTGGTTTGAACAACCTTGAAGTAAGAAGTCAACATCTATTTCTTCTGGGTTACGAAGATAATCGTATGCTTCTGAAAGAGCACCGATGTCTAAGTTAAGTGCATTAGCTTCAGTAATGGTTGAGATACCATTATAGTTCTTACCCTTCTTAAGAGAAGCAACATAGTTACCAAGAGAACTGAATGTAATGTTTTCAGCATCTTGATCCCATCCACCATCTCCAAATGTATCCCACTTATCAGTATCGAAACCAGTAGTTGTGATACCAATCTGTGAAGTAACACCTAAGTTAGGGTTAATAGAAGGAGGACCACCAGCAAAGAGGTTATTAGAACCTATCTCAATTACTTTTCTCCAGTAAGAAGATGATCCAGCAGAATACTGAGCATCTTTTGCTTTAGACAAATTAGTGAACTTCTCTAGTACTGAACCAGAGTTACCTGTGATCTTACCACTATCGTCATAAACTACAACATGTAATTCATCGAATCTAGAATTTCTTGTAGAAGCGTATGAAGATGTTCCAGGTTTATCAGCGATTGTGTTCCATTTTACTCTTACACCACTGTTAAGTTCTATTTCCTGTTGATCGAACCAATCTGCAGAACTTGTATATGTGACAACGCCACTATAAGTTCCTGCTCCAAGTCCTCTCCAACCACCATATCTTCTTATCTCTCCAGTATGAATACCAAGTGTACTTGATTCTTCAAACTGATAAGTACCACCTTGCTGATAATCAACAGCAGTCTCAGTACCAGCACCTGATACATGAGATATTAACTTAACTGTAATAGCTGAGTTTCCAACCTCGGTGATCTGTCCTTTAAAGTATCCATCAAGAACACTAGTAGAACCAGCACCAGCAATAACTGTGTTTGCAGGAACTACCTGAGTTACAGCGTAACCAACTCTAAGATCTATAGGAGCAATTGGAATAGTTGTTGAACCATAACCCAATACCTCAGTAGTTTTAATACCACTTAAGACTTGATCTCCAAATCCATCAATGGTAGCTACCTTAATTCCATTAGACCAAGAACCAGGGTTCTTAGCAGCATATACAACACCAGGAATGGTGTTTTCAGCATATCCACTGTTAATATAGTCCTCAGGACTTTTAATCTTAACACTGGTTGCTCCTCCAACGAAACCATTTTTGAGCTCTTCGTCATCTGCTCGAACCACCCTCATAACCCCACCATAGGCAAGGAAGGATGAAGCAGTTAACCAATACTCGTAATGATTGTCCTTAGGATACGGTTGTCCATAGGTGTCCAGAAGATCCGCTTCTGTCTCTATGAGCTGAGGACTCTCTACTGGTCCTTTTGCAAACGGTGCTGCTAGTCCACCAGTTTTTGTCGATGTAGCATCGACTCTACCGTTGGTCAGGTCAACTTCCCTTACAACTATACCAGGAGATGCGAGATTTAGTGGCATCTTATTTTAACCCCTATAGATCATTTTTATTATATGATTATTTATTATTTACAGTGCTTTGAACGGGGAAACAGTGCGTGAACATTACCAATCAGGGTAGATATAATCATGCCCAACAGGTTCTTCATAAAAATCTCCGTCCTTAATACCGTCCTCATATTTCTTTCTTTTTCTACTAGCTATTACTCTCTTAACTGTACATTCTTTACACTCATAAGAATATGATGATGGAAGATGTGTACTATTCTTATGTGTTATATAAAATCCTTCTATTAAATTTTTGATACTACCACAGACTCTACATCGTCTTTCGCTCAGTAGTAATTCTCCGTGATCGAATTGTTGATCTAAGTCGAATTCCATTGTTTTAAGATCCAACTACTAGAATTTTGTTTATGTGAACCACCAACCCCGAATGCAAACTGTACCCTAGGGTCTTTATCAAACTCATCAATCTCAGGTATATTGTCCTGTGTCCTATCTCCACCATTAGCAAATAATACATCATCAAATAATACCAATGCTTTCTTGATGAGATCTATAGAACTATTATTATCATCATTAAATGCTACAGCACTATCAACCATTCTCAATTCTCGAATGACTGACATCCTTTCTTCTATAGGCATAAATGGTTTACCCTTCTTTCTAGTTAGCCATTCATCAGAGTTCAATCCCACTATAAGGATATCTCCTAACTTCTTTGCTTCTTTAAAGTGTTCAATGTGTCCACTGTGGATAGGGTCAAATCCACCACTAACAATAACAACTCTCATTACCAAATCCTAGTTAATTGACGAACATCAGATACACCAAACAGTGCTTTACAAGTTTGCTCTGCATCTTCTCTTAGATTAGATGGTGAGGTAAACTCTACCTTCATAAGTCTATTACTCTCTAAGAGTACTTGAGCAGACCATTTAACTGGTTTCATTTGTACTCCCACATATATGACGCATCCCCATACTCATCAACCTTTGCCCATCTGTCACCTTCTTCATCTACAAATTCATCTTCATCATCTGTACCATTTAATATAAATCCGAAAGGAGCCATATCTTGTTCGATCTGATTCTTCTGTTCCTCATAGATACGCTTCCGCACATCAGTGTCAGTCATTTCCTTGAAGTAGTCTTGTGCTACTAACCAAGCAAATATAACAAGACACATTGCAAGGTCATCATGGCAACCATCTTCTGCCTCCCATGATTGTTTCTTCTGTACAAAGGTTGTTAGTTCTGCGATAAT